CTATAAAGTCCTCAAAGAATTTAAGCTCTGTATCTGAAGCCGTCCATATATCGGATACATGAAGCTTTGTAATAATTCGGTGTAGGTGTGCTAGTATGGTATCTGTTCCTGTAAAAGCTGCTCCGTTGTTGTTGTACTTTATTCCTTTAAGATTAGCTAGCCCATCTACAGCCGTTATAGTTATTGCTGCGTGTGGAAACTCATCAGGGATAACTGTCTGCTCTGGTAGTATCTCACCCACCCAAAACAAAGTATTAGTAGAGTCCTGGTCTTTATATATCTCTATCCTGTATGTACCCTCTTCGGCTGTAGATAGAGCTGTATAGAACGCGTCAAAGGTTACTGTCTCGCTGTCATTTTGGTACATGGTAAATTGTACCCTACTCCCTACTATTGGCTTACAGCGATCGTACTCGTCAAAGTCATAGCTCAATCTAAAGCCATCAGGCCCCAGGTTAAAAGTCTTATTTAGATCAGTGCCCGCCTCTGTAGTATATACTTTAACTAGCCAATCCTCTCCAGAGATATCTGTAAATTCTGATTTGAATAATGTATATCCCATTAGAATCTGTTTCTATCGCGTGTAGCTCTGTTGTTACTTATTACAATGTCATCACCTGAGATACGGCCATACACTTGTATCGCGTTACCTCCTATCAAATCCTTGAGCTTCGATAAAGGAGCAATTATTTCAGGATCCACATTAGCTCCTCTATTATCTCCTACCATTGCGAGCGTTGGTCCATAAGCTAGCCCTCCCTCAGCTAGTGCTGGTATGTTAGCTAGCAAAGCATCTAGAGCGCTCAATCCAGCAAGCGCAAAAGCTGGAGCAGCTAAACCTCCGCTTGCTTGGTTAGCTAAATTCTGAGGGCTTGTAGCGTTGGTTATTACGTTTGCTTTTGCTATAGCTATAAGAGATCTAATTACATCTACAGCGAACCCTTTGAAAGCTTCTGCTCCTGAGCTAGCACCAGCCGCCATACTTCCAAAAGCACTTCCTAAAGTTTGCGCTAGCGTTATTGTTTGATCGCTTAGAGTTGTTATAGACTCCCCTAGAATTGAAGTAGATTCCTGTAGCTCTTGAATAGGCTTTTTAACTGCTATTAATTTAACAGGCAAAAGATCTAGCAGCTCCATCTGTTTAGGAGAGATTACTTCAATTAATCCATCATCATCATTTATTAGTATTAACCTCTCAGCAGCATCAATAACCCTTTGAAATTCGTCTCTATAATCTCTTAGATCTTTAAGCTGGTTCCTAGCTCCCTCTCCTACAAAGCCGCCCCTGTCTGCTATAGCTTGCTGTATTCTTTTTATCTCTTCGTCTGCTTCTTGTACTCTTAGAGCTGCGAACTCCATAGACTCAGCTATCTCTTCAGCTGCAGCTCCTGGACTCACTTGCGCTTCTATTTCTAGCTGTGCTTTGTTTAGATCCTTTAAAGCTGTCTCTACTTTTTTAATCTCTTTACTTGCGTTACTCGCTTCTCTAGAAGTATCTAAGAATAGCAATGAGATAGCTGAGATAGCTACAGTAGCTGCTAATATCTGAGGCATAGAAGTAGCAAAAGCTATCCCGATTAATTTAATACCCGCTATAATTTTAGGTATAGCTATAAGTAACGGACCTATAGTAGCAACTAGACCAGCTATTACTAATATGTTTTTTTTCGTTTTATCAGAGAGCTCTGTAAAGCCTTGCGCTAATCCTATAACATTATCTAATATTCTGTTTACAGCTGGGAGCAAGTCCTCAGCTAGAGCAGCGCCAGCAAGTTTCAAGTTATCTAGAGCTGTGCTAAACTTTCCTGTAGCTGTTTCTGAGAGCTGCTCCATAGCTCCGTTAGCCATACCTCCCTCCTCATTGAAGCTCTTAAGAGTAGCATTGAACTGCTCAACGCTTACAGCTCCAGCTCCTAGCTCTGAAGGTAGTAATCCTGTAGCATCTGAAAGCGCCTTGAATATAGGGATACCCCTCTCAGCTAGTTGGTTTAAATTCTCTAGCTCTACCTTACCCTTAGCATTTACCTTAGCGAAGATAGCCGCTATCTCATTAATGGGCTGTCCTGTTGTGGCTGCTATATCTCCTAAGAATTGTAGCTGTTCGTTTACCTCGCTTATCTTAGTTCCTGAAGCTATGAGCTGTCGAGCTGAAGTAGCAACCGCTTCTATCTGGAAGGGAGTCTTAGCTGTGAACTCATTGAGCTGCTCCATCATGTCAGCCGCTTGCTTGGCTCCTCCTGTTAGAGAGATAAAGCTTACCTCCATCTTCTCTAGGTCTGCTGCGCTCTTAATAGCCATAGCCCCTACTCCGAGAATAGGTAGCGTAATGGCTTTAGTCATCTGAGTACCTAGAGCCGTGAAGTTAGAAGTCATCGAGCGCATATTGCGCTGTACTCTACCGAGGCTCTTATTTAGATCCCTTGTATCTGCTCCTATCCTTACTACTAAATCTCCTAGCTTTGCCATTACTTACTATATTTTACCAAGCTTTCGAGCATCCTACGGCCGTCTAGCTGTGGTTTATTCTTTTGTGCTGCTTTCTCCCAAGGAAAGACAGCTAAATCTTTCGGGGTAATCTTCGCCCCTTTCTTTGTGTGTACGTTTAAGAGTAGAGCTGTTTGCCATCTAGTGCGCTCCCAGTCTGAGCGCTCCTTGATCTCTTCGCTTTGTCTCTTACCTCGTACAGCGTTACCGAGCTCCTCGAATGTTAAAGAGTAAAGGGCTGCTGGAGCTAAACCTAATAAGCCTAGCCCCAGCTCCTCTATCCTGTTCCATGTCAAGGGATCGCCTTTGTCTTTTTTTTTGAGTCAGCTGTTGAGTCGCTACTCATTGCCTCCTCCATAACCTTAACTAACTTAGGTAGGTCTTGTACCTCTATTAGTCCTAGCCATTCATCTACACTCAAATTAAACTCCATCCCTTGAGCTGCACAGCCGTCCACTACGAAGTAGTAAATTAGCTCAGGGATTAGAGTAACATCTGAAGCATCCACTTCGACTACCTTAACTCCTGTCGCTTTCTCAAAGTTTCTCCAGGCTCTAAGCGTAGCTTTGACAGGATAGCTTTTATTATTGAGTGAGATATCCATTACGAGATAACGTTATATGCTATGCTCTCTACTAGCTGTACAGTACAAGAGAATGAAGCATTATCCTCTACGCCTCCTGTAAGATCTAGAGCAGTTATGTAACCCTTAGCTACGTACTCCATATCTCCAGCGTTAGGTGTTGAGCCTGAGCCTACAATCTGAGTTAGTTTGATATCTAACTTATCTTTTGTATTCTGAAAGTCGAAGAGCTCATGCACTCCGTTTGTAGCATCGTTAGCAAACATCCCAGAGAAGGACATAGTTGCCTCTATCATACCAGGTAGTAAGCTTTTATATCCCGCATTTGATTTCGTTGTGGTATCACGAAGATCTAAATTAGTAGAGATAGAACAATCTGTTAAATTATCTACCATTACTAGAGTCCCGCCCTCGGATCCTAAAGTTACTTTAAGATTAGAGCCGTTTATTATTCCTGAAGTTTCAGCCATTTTATTTAGTTTTTTTGTTTTTCTTTTTACGCCTGTCTCCTCCGACAAGTGCTGTTATCATAATATCTATCCAGCCAAATATTTTAACCGCTTGACTGTCTGACGGTACGAGAGAGAAGATAGCTCTCGCAGCTATTAATAAGGCAAATAATATGCTTTGCCAGTGATTTATTATTAGGTTCTCCATTTATAAATTTTTTATTCTTATTGAGTAGTCCTGGATAGCAGCCCAAAGCTTACGAGCTTCGTTAACATCCATTTGTTCATTAACGTAATTAGTGCTCTGTATCTCTATCGTGTTGTACGTTCCTGTCTTTCTATCTAGAGCAGCTCTTACGCTTACTCCTAGATCTACAGCTTTGTTATATGTATCTTGGAAGCCGTACACTTCTATACTAGCTGTGTCTATATCTCCGTTAGCGTTCTTAGTTTCACTTGGTGAGTTACTTACTACAGAGTACACGATATAAGGAGCGTCTATATCTGGAGGGGCGAGCTCTGGGAAGATTTTATTTAATACTACCTCCTCAACAGAGATGTTTGTTATAGTACACGCATCGCCACCTTCGTTTGTTATTGAAAAAGTCGCAGCTTTAGCTTGTAGATAGTAAGTGTGTGTTCCGTTTTTTAATGTCCTTGTTGCCTCATCCCCATAAAACGAAGTTGAGGAGAACACTAATAAAGTAGGATTGCCTGTAACTTTAACTGTAATCTTGTAGGAAGTATCCGCGGTAAGTATTGATTGAGTTATAAACCCTACCGAACCATCTGAGATAGCTACGTCTTCGCCAAATGTCCAACCAGTTCCAAGTGTCCAATATCCGTTAGGGTCTACAAGTTGAGCAGAAATATCAGTTACCGCCCCTTCAAAGTAACCGTCTATATTTACCATGCGAAAATTAGAAGCTACTCCGATTGGTACGTACTCAGTTATCCCGACTGCGTTTGCCGTAGTTACCGCCCCATAATCCGTAGCACTTACCGATCCCGCTATGTAATCCGATACGCTGTAAATTATCTTCCACGTTTTAGCGGAAAGGGAAACGGCTTGGGTTAGGTATGATGTCGCTATCTCTTGGACTGAATAATTGCTTACCTCTCCTACAAAGTTTACCCCTCGTAGATAAATGTAATTATTTGAATATTGTCGTACTCCATAAATCGTATATGTTCCAACAGCGTTTCTTGCAATGAACGAACCATCTACAAGGAATAAAGGATATACAGTGCCGCTTGTATAACTTGAAATTGTGAACGTGACTTTAAACCATTTATCATCACCAGAAGGGAGAGAACTTTGATAAAGTAAATCATTAGCACCTGAACCATCACAAATCGCAACACCATCTCCAAATGTCCACCCCGTTTCAACAGTCCACCCCTCTCCGAGTTCTTGGACTGAGATGTTTGTAACTGTTAAATTTGCGTCGTTAGTTGGTTCTAAATATAAGTCATCATAAGTTGCGATGTAGTATTGTGTCTTAACCCCTATTGTGTTAAAACTTGGTGAACCTGGTTCAAAATTAGCAATACTACCTGAAGAAATAGATGTTATTTCAAAAGTTAACTTGTAAGATTTACCAATAGTTATAAAGTTTTCTTGATAAAGTTTTCTGTATGCACTTACAGTAGATTGAAAAATAGCCACTTCATCGCCAATACTCCAACCATTTTGGAGTGTCCAATCCGCACCGAGTTCTTTAACGGAGATATCGGTAATTACAATATTTGTGTTTGGCTGGCCCCCCGCTCTTTTGAATACAGCTCTTAATTCTGTAGAAAGACCTACCACAAAAATATCATGTGTGCCAACAGTAGAAGGGATGGCCACATCATAATCTTCAAGAGCAAGAAAATTAGTTAACGGTAAAGAATTGCTTACTATTCTATATGATACTTTGTATGATTTTCCTCCTTCAAATACTGAATTTTGTATCATGTATGAGTTACCACTTGTAACACCATTTGAAATTAAAGCGCCATATCCCCCTGAGCCATCGCTTACCGCTGTAGGAGTTACACCATCACCAGAACTTCCCGCATTCCACCCAGTCATATCACCAGTTGCGAAATCTCCGTTTGTAATAATCTCCCCCCCAGTATCCGTAAAGTTTGGATTGTCTACAAGGTTGATACCCGCAGCACTAAAATCTCCGTTCGTTACTTCCTCACTTCCTAACGCTTGGGTGCTTATAGCTTTATCTTCTCCAAATGACCACCCTATTCCATTTGTCCAGTCTTCACCAACTTCTTTGACGGATACGTTGTCCCATAACCCATAAGCGCCATTATCATAAACATATAATCTTAATTGCGTTGATGTTGATGTAGCAGTAATAGTAAAATCAAAACTACCATCTGCATATAAATTTCTAAATTGACTATCTGCACTATTATAGACAGCCAATCTGCTTGACGTTCCGATAAAGGCATCAGCTGTAACCTTATATGTTTTACCTATTTCTGTTGTAACCGATTGACTTGGGTAACCACTTCCCCCACTAATAGCAACCTTTAACTTATTATTATCTATCGTTAAAGTTGCATTTGCGTTAGGTGTCCAATTATTAATTCCATTACTAAAATCTCCGTTTGTAATTAATTCAGTTACACCAGTAAAACCCCCGTTCGTTATTACATCCGTACCTAATTCATCAAATTCACCATTCTCTACAAGCTCCGTTCCTGTAGGTGAGTAGTCCGTATTATTGTATGGAAAATTACTATGTACGTCCGTAGATTTAGACAGTATGTTATATATCGCTTTACCTACCTTCATAGCGTCTTAGCATATTTAGCGAACTCTCTCTTTAATAAGATTAGCTGTAGTTTCTCGCTTCTGTTTTTAGTAGCTTTTTTACCTTGCTCGAATACGCCTGTGTTTTGTGTTCTATGCTTACCTCCAAACCTCTTGCCGTAATCTCCTGTTTCTACAATACCAGCATACCAGCCGTCCGCGTATTTAGTAGTTTTACCTTTCTTTCCTATGGCTTTTGTTCTAGGCCCAGCTAGTATAGTATTACTATTCTTTGAAGGTTGCCACGTTCCGCTAGATCTCCTTAGCTGCCCTTTTTTTGTTTTAGTATAAGATTTATTTCCTTTCTTATCTGTGTGAGTTACAGTAAAAGAATTACCTTGAAAATTAGTATCTCTTATATTAGCCTTTAAGTAGTTGGCATATACTCCCCCTACTCTCTCTCCTATCTTCTGTAAAGCTTCAGAGTCTTTAATACTCCATTGAGCAATTTTATCAATATTTTTATAGAGCTCATTAGCTCCTGAAATAGTAACGCTCATCAGTTCTCAAGTAGTTCTGTTATTACTCTGAGCTGCTCATTACGTCCTACTTCCTGTACTCCTAAAATCTCATATATCTTAGAGTCGTAGCTTATCCTGTACGATGGTGAAAGCAGCCCCACCTGGGAACTGTTACGTATCGTAAAGATAACCGATTGAAAGCTCACTACTTGCTCTCCACTATTGCGCTCACTAGCTGAGGGCTTGCGCTCTATAGCAGCCCATACTGTAGCAT